AAAGTCATTCCTGGCAAGTATCGTCAAGCCTATCCTGATCTCGGAATAGTATGTCAAGCAATTGATGGTGAATGCAGTCTAAATGCACTATTCCAATTGTGCTACATACGTAGCATGCCTTGGTTGTACTAAACACTAGGTATATAACATCCCAGATAACTTAATCAACAAGATGGATAATTGTTATATCAGCTTTTTATGATAGCAGGCCAATCAAAAGTTGTTAAACTCGGTGATTTCATAGAGAGCTAAAATCCTGGTGGCATGGCAGAGCGAACACTTATTAAAATGTGTGATGATATGTCAATTCCAATATTCCTGGATCGACCAACTACAAGTAAGACTGGTATTGTCATAGTATAGTCACATGCGCTCGCTTTTATAGGCACCCAAAAAATACCTTTGTAACTGATGTTCAATTATTTTCAGAAAACTTAGATTAAACAAGGCTTGAAGAGATAATAATTTTTGAACGTTGTTTATAAAGGTCCAAAGACAACTGCTGCAAAAAGATTAGCAAATCAAAGGAGAACTGGCGCGGGAGCTAGTTTTGTTCCCTAACGACCTATTCGGGCCAAGCGTCTTCCCCGCCTTAGGTAACTCAGGAAAAGAACTTATCACATCTAGCCAACACACTAAAGTCTAATACGCTAAATTGTTGGAGACGTGGACATGTCTACTCAGGAAAAATGCAAGAGATGTATTTTGACTATAATCAGAAATTAAAAATGTGAAAATAAAGAGAATATCGAAACTGCATATGCAATTGTAGGCAGTTACAAGTCTTAAGATTTCGATTATTGCTTGTAAAAATTATAAACCTTTGTAATAAGGGGTTAAAAAACATCTAGAATACTTAAAGGTTTATACAAGAGTCATTTTCCTGAAAACTTCTTAAAAGTTGGAGTTGCTATTTCTTCCACATACAGAAGAATAAACGGTGTATCACAGTCGCTTAATGGATAAAGATTGAAGATCAGTCCAGGGTTTAAATTTTAGATACCGGCATTTAAGATTAAAAGCTTTAATTACCCTACCAATTTATTAGCCAACCTTCCAAGTTTATATTAAGTAGCGTCTTCACCCATCATCTCCAAAAAATCTGTCCCCAAAAAGAAGAATATGATAGTCAAATATGATAATATCAACTGCCCATTAACTTCAAATTTTGGTCTTGGCATATCTCAATTCATTCAAGGTCAAGGTATTCCGATAGATATGGAATCAATACGGCACGCACCCAACGAACATCATGGCCACGCTTTCAATCGATACTTAACAAACGTTGTGTAAGCATAAAGTTCGTCTAGATGTTTCAACATGATAAAAAATCTCAAAAAAGAGTGTGCGCTTATATAACCAGGAGCTAAGTATGTAGTAATGCAAAACTTCTTGATAGACTTCTTCACTATAGACTTCGCTTTTGTTATTAAGAAACTTGCCTCCAAGGGACCAACAAACTTTTTAGATGTTTTACGATAGAACATCTAAAGCTATGATGCCAAGTTGAGATCATATTCAGACAGGGACACTCCTATATTATAAGACTTTTATGATGTCTATATCCGCCTATTGACATTTTAAGATGTTTTATGCACTTTAATCAAATGGTAATAGATTTAATAAGTCATTGAGCGGGAATTATAATAAAGAGCTTTAATTAATTATATTCCTGTTAGGCCATATGTTTTAGAATGCGACACAGTATATCATAAGTAAAATC